GTTTGGTTGTTACAGCCATTTGTAATTTAGAACCTGGGTTCTCTCTACGATAGGCGGCAATGCCTTTAGCATTCAGACCCCCTTCAGGGTTTTTACCTTCTTTACGCTGCCAGGCTGCAACTTCTGCTAGCTCCTCATCGGGTACTGATTCGAGATCTTCCCAAATAACTTCTGAGTCAACGTTATTATCTTTTGCAATATTTTCTATTACATCTTCTATAAGATCAAATAGTTCTTCTATATCTTCTGACATAGAATCTTTAAAGTCTTGCGGGCTTGGAGAGCCCGGGCTTCCAGGCTTACGCATACGTTCACCAGACCCGGATTTAATTCGTTTGCGTTTGGCATGGATGTTATCCCATAACCCGCGTTCGCCTTCTCTTAATTGCTTAAACGTCTTCATCTTTTTGCGCCGCCTCTATAATTGGCAAGTCGTTTTTGTTCTATAGAGCGCATCTTAGGAACCATTCTGGTAGCAATGCTTGCCTGAATATTCTTCATGCTCTTAACCTGTAGTTCTACACGATCTTTTTCAGATGCAGATAAAGACGATTTATCTCTACCTCTTAACAGACGTTGATAGATAGCGCGACGTGCAGCTAATTGAGCTCTCTTCTGAAGTATAGCGGGGGTGGAGGCTCTTCTTAACTTAATACCTTTTGAAGTATTTCTTTTGGTTTTACCTCTTGAAAACCCTTGACGTCTCTTTAGTCTAGATTGAGCAGATATTTTTTCATCTAATTGCTCTGTCTCTTCCTCTATTAAATCTTCTTCAGGGTACAAGTCAACAATGTCTTCCCATGTTAATGAGTCAACCATTTCGTTAATATCATCTTCACTAAATACTTCTTTTTTTTCTGCAATATAGTTTGCAAATGATACAACCACAGATTCTTGCTTTCTAGCTGCCCAGACATTATCGACCATATTTGGGTACTTACGACCGGCGGAGGTTGCGCGTGCTTTGGCTTTTGCTTTCCAAGCAGGAGATAATTTTTCTTTAGGTTCATCGGCTCTCTCTTTAGCTGAGTCCCAGAATTCTTTAGACTCATCCATATCACTAAAGTCTGCAGCAGGTACATGCGCATACGGTAGGTCTGCTAAATTATTATCATCATCACCAAATAGTTTACTCATTGTTTCAACATGACTGGTCATATACTCTTGATGGTCATCAAGAATGCCCAAAGATTGCAATGCCTCATGGGCACGAGACATATGATACGTAAAATCATGTATCATCATTGGATTGGCCTTATTAGCGGCTACCGCTTGCTTTTCAATACCTAGATAGGCATCAGTAGCTTCTAATGCAGTTTTTAATAATTCGTGCTGTATGGTTAAATCGTGCATCATTTTATTATTGACCTTAACATCCATGAGTGTTTTTCGTGCGCTTGAATTCTATCTTGTAAGAAATTAGCAATGCCTACTTCACCTGTTGTATCTGCAGTTGTATATGCAGTTAGTAAGGATGCTCTTAGTATATTATTTTCCTGAAGTAATCTGGTCATCATTGTCTTTGCATCTGGAACATCATCTGTTTCTTCAATGGAAGTTAACTCTTTAAATCTTGTAAGTGTGCCAGGGGCATAAGAATCTAAGGTTCTAATTAGTTCTGCAAGTGTATCTACCGAGGTAAAAACTTCCTGGTACAGATTTTGAAGTAAGTCATGGTACTGAGGAAAGTTTGGACCTTCAACATTCCAATGATAGAAATGTGCTTTTAGGTAAAATGTAAATGCATCAGCATGTACTTTTTTTAATTCATCTATTAACATTACAGACCCGTATATTGTCTAAATTGCATGTTACGAAGGATAGGGGGTTTGGAGTTAATACCCGTTACCACATCTTGAACAGCCTTTGAGGGTGCATTATGGCCTGTGGGCTCACCAATGTGCTCACCTGCTCTAGCAGTTTCAATTAGTTTTTTAAACTTAACATATGCCGTAGGGCACTGATCAAGATTCTTAGTTTGAATGCCGTCAAATTCTAATTGATTTACATCTTCAAATAAAGCGCGTTTTTGATCGGCGTTCATTAATAGGTAAGGTAATCTTGTTGCCTCTAATTGCATAGGTTTTACCTCTACTGATTCTTTTTTAACTTTATTATCAACAGGTACAACTTTATAAACGCCGCCTGTACCATATTTAGCAGGCACCCAGACTGTTTTTTTAGGGCCTTGTTGAGCACTGATCTTTACTCGTTTTACCATTTCTTGATACTTAGATCCATAATCAGCTTCTTTAGCTTCTGACTTAACTTTGCTCTCACCTGGGGTAATGCGCTTCATCTCTTTAGTGCTTTCTGGGGTACCCCATTCGTATTTAGAAATCTTAACCTCGCCTTGTGAACCTGGTGCGACCGCCTCTTGAATACCCATGTGGTGTCTTAGATCGTGATACAATGCATCTTTATGCTCTGGTTTCATCTTGGAAGGTAGTGCGGCATGGAATTTATTCTTTCTACCTGCCGCTGCATGCTCACGCATCTTGGTACCTGAAACACCAGAAGTGCCTTCTGCATCAGGATCTCTTTCCCCTGATGAGTGTACTTGAATAGATTTAAAATTATAGCTACCGTGCGCACTCTTTACACCATTATACTTATGTAGTAACTTATGGTATTCTTCAACACGATCAGAACCTGCAACAATGTGTAAGTGCTTAACCCCTTGTTTTGCCATCTCAGCTGCATGATGCAAAATAGTGGGATGTTCTTTAGAAGCAGCTTCTATATGAGTACCGGGAAATGCGTGTTGTGCGTGCTTCACCTTAACATCTACAGGTAGCGGATTTTTACCGTCTTTGGTACCGCTTGTATGAGACAGGGCTACCTTGTGAACGGCATTGTGAGCCTTAGCAACCTCATGAACTTTATTAATAACCTGCTCATGTCCAGTAGTAGGTGGGTTCATACGGCCATACGCAAGTACGCCGTGTTTTTCCGGTGCTTCTGTTAAATAGTCTATAAAGTCCATGTATATTTAATTAGTTAACCGGTTATTTATCTTTCTTTTTACCTAGTGTCATATTAATTCGCCAATGCGCCAATTGTTTCTCTCTAGGTGATGCAGAATCAGATGATCTGACTTTCTTTAACTGGGTGATAGATTTACCTTTGAGACCATGTCTTGCCATATCACCTTTATCCCCAGGGTTACGGCCGTCTTGAAAGTTCTCTCTGACCTCTTTAAATGTTTTCATCTGGTCCTTATTATTAAATAGCTATTGACTTTCAGTTGCCTTGTCAGTATAATCCATAGGTGGGCGGTTGAGAATTACCTTGGTCTAGAGGCAAAATTTGCTCTACTAAACTCTGCTCTATCCACGAACTTAGTCGGTCTGTTATTTCTGATAACGACAAAGCCTTCTGGTTTAGCCGGTGTACCACCGGTGATCTTAGTAGCCCCAGGTTTAGGTATCGAGTGTTCAAACTTAGGTTTAGCAGACAACGAATGTACTAATTGATCTTTAGCGGCCTGTAGATGATGATGCATATCTAAGATCTTTTGAAACTTATCAGAATGTTTATTTACATGGGCTAGATCTTCTTGCATCTTATCGGTCTTGGTACCAACAGCTTTTGCAGTTTTTACTTTAGCTATACCCTTAAGATGTTGATCTCTTAGGTGTTCAGTATAACCTTCTACTGATGGTTTGGTACCATCTCTTACTGTCTTATTAATATAGGTTTTCAAATGTTCTTGATGGCCTTCAATAGCACCGTAATCTTTTTTGTCCATACCGTTAAAAGCCTGTTTAGCCTGAGCCATATGATGTTCATACGTATGCGCCTGATTTGTATTCAAATCGGCTTTATGAACGTCATCGACGGTACTTATAACATGAACATCTGGGTGCTTATGGAAGTGTGAAAGATCGGCACCATATTGTGCTTTCATACCTGCCAAGGTATTGCCTTCGTATGCAGTATGAACGGCTACACCAAATTTAGATGTAGCAATCTTCTTACCTTCTGCTGAATTATGAGGAGTGGAGTAGGTAAGGGTATTAGGTTTGAAGTGATACTTACCACCTTCATTTACAACGTCACCGTGTGGATTATCTTTAGACTTAATACCCGAATGCATTACGTCACCTTGGTACACACCGGTTTTTGGAGTTACCTTAGGTAGATGCTGTAACGCTTGTTTTAACTTCTGAACCAGACCAGGTGCGTGACCGTGATTCTTTTCGATATCTTCTGGAGTATAATTTAACTTAGGATCTTTATTGAACACTGATTTAGATGCAACGAAGAACTTACCTGTTTCAGGGTGATGACCGAATACAATAGATGGTGAACCATCGTACTTAGTTGCAATCTTAGTTTTGTTTTTCTTACCGTTAATTTGATCTTTAACGTCTTCTAAGTTATGATAAGCATGAGCAAAGCCATCCATACCATCATTGATAACATGGTCTTCAGCATGCTCTAAGTGCGTTAGTTTTTCTTCTGAAGCCTCAGCAAGATATAAGTTAAATTGCATCATATGATTTTAAATTTTATTTTTAAAGCTGCTCTTAATACACCTTTAAGGTCACCTTTTTTAATACCCAGTTCGGGGTTATCTTTTCTATAATATTCAACACCATAGGATAACATAGCTACTGAGGTTAAGTCAGCTAAGGTAAGCTTCTTAACTCCCTTAAGTGGGGATGTTGCACTAGGACCAGTATACCAAGTATAGACTTTATCATTATTTACTATACAGAAAAAAACATCTTCTTTTTCCGCAAAGTGACTCATTAATACGTTAAATGCTTCAGATTTAGCATCTGAAGCTGTAGAACTATAAAATGAAGGTGTCTTTCCGCTTCTAGTAGTTACACCATTATCAAGAGGGAACCCTACTTTTTTATCTAACACAGGTTGCTTAATTGTTACACCTTCTACCTCACCTCTTGCTAAATCAATACCATATAAAAATTCCCTATCGACGTAATTTTTTGGTATTTGTTTACCATTTGACCTAATCATTGCCTTAGCTATCGTATTAAGTACAGGGAAGTTATAGTTTTTTCTAGATACACTTATATCAAATAACGATACAGGATTTCTAACGTTATCTGTACCTTTTACTTCAACGTTGTATTGTTTTTTACCTACCCTAATTACTACGTCAGTAACATTTGAGCCTTTTGCAGCAATTGATACTATTTCAGCACCATACACCTCTTCTAGGTGTTTAGCTGCTGTATTTTGATTTTCAGCGCCTTTAGCAACTCTTGCTTGCATTTTTTACCTCGATGTTATTTCCTTATATTTATACAATAAAAAACCCCCTGCGCGAGGGGGCTAGATTAATGGTAAATACTAATTAATCATACTGCTCTGAATGATCAGTTGATTTTTTAGCCCCAGCAGTTAGCTTATTCGCGCGTTTGGAAAGCATAGAAGCATTAGGTGCTTTATTTACATGGGCGGTGTGTGCTGCCTCGTGCGCTTTTAGAGCTTGAGAATGATCATAAGAAGCTTTCATGTGATTATCAGAAGATTCTTCCTGATGAGCTTCTTCATGGTAATCTTCTTCATCACTTGCTTCTTTTGCTGCAGCTGTCGCTTCTTTCTGTGCACTGTCATGAGATGCTACTGCTTTTTTATGAAAGTCAATCATACTTTTATGATGATCAGGACCATTAGCTTCATTAAGTAAAGAAGATGATGTTGAAAGACTAAGAAATGCAGATGCTGCTTCAACAAGTTTATTATTTTGGTCCATATTAACTCCAGGGAATATTATGGATTATTTATATAAA